TAAATCTGTACCACCACTTATTATGCCACCTAATGGATCTGGATAGTAGTATACATCAATCTCTTGGAAAGGTTGAGGGGGGTTAGTAAAGGTGATAGTATCGCTAACAACAGTATATAGAGAATTACGTACATAGAGACCATCAAGGAACACGAAAGTAGAAGATTGATCTTGTGGTTCATTGACAAGAGTAAATATTGTGTTACTACCGTTAATGGTACCAGTAGGTACTTCCTTAATAATTTGACTATTACTACCACCACCAGAACCAAAAGAGAGTCTTTCAATATCTGCATACAAAATATTTGCGATGGAACCACCAGATCCAAGTAAAGCAATCTGGGCTAGTGGCTTACCAACTTGGAATGCTGGTCTATCTGCTAGTATCTTAGATGCATTTTGATCTGGGGATGCCAGTACAACAAGACTGGCTGTTATCATATTGTTAGCATCTATTGTAGATGGGATCAGACTAACTGACACCCACTTATATAAACCATTAGTTACTGAAGGCACACTGAATGTGTCAATGATTGTTGTGTCGTCAAAAGACCTAATCTGTCCAGTCTGGAAATCAATCTGGGCACCATCAAACTTTAATCTTAGCTGGTTCATCTCCGCAATAATAGTAGATCCATCATCCATGATAGCGATGGATGGGTTCACTATAATACGTTTATGATTACTAGGATGTTCTAGTATTTTTAGTACATCTGAATAACCATCAGCACGTATGTCCTGCTTGGCAGCACTACTGAGCTTAGCAGCCTCAATACTACCGTTCAGTATGAACTTACCATTAAATGCACCCATAAATTATCACCTAAAGTATGCTAGACGAAGTTTATCACCAGCAGCCAGGAGTCCATCTAACCCTAAGCCATTGAAATTAAATACAAGTCCAGAGATTGTGAAATCAGTACCATACACCTGGGCAGGAGAACCACCAACTATGTCCACAAGAATATCAGTTGGGGTGACAGGAGCATTTGACATATTGAACTGCTTGGCAGTAATCTCTGGCCCAGTAAGAGTATGTACTTCATTAGTCCAGGTACCAAGACCACCACCTGGAGACACATCGACAGTTACTTCTCCAGCTGCATCTAACGTAACATCCAAGCCGTTACGGAAGTTTATCTTGTGAGTACTAGTAGATTTGACTACGTTATTTTCATAGGTATCAAATGGTGTAGCACGACCAGATGGTGGTGTGGCTTGGAGTGCAGTAGTCCAGTAGTAAACATACACATCTTGGCTAGGTTGCGGTAAGTTACCAGGGGTGAAGATAATATTAAGACCAGCTAGTGTCCATTGAGTTGTCTTAACCCTAGGAACACCATCAATCATAACCAATACTGCATCAGCATTAGCAGGGAAATTAGATAATACAAATGTATTGTTAATACCATCGACCACTCCCACCGGTACTTCCTGAACCGGTGGCTGGCTGTTAAGCAAGTCATGAGTGATCCCATTGTCTTTATCTCTGATAACTGCATTATGAGAGACAAATCCAGATGAGTTAGTTAGAACCGTCGTAACGGTACTGCTGTTGATCTTGATCCAACCTTCAACGTATAGAATGTGACTTCCGGCGTCAAGATGGAATCCATTGGTGACAACAACACCAATTCCTGATGTTTCGAGACCTAAATTAGAATGGTAGCCACCAATCCCTTGAACGAGATAGGCATTGGTATAAGCTCCAGCAACAGTCATCACTAGATGCATGTTGCGAGTTTTTATCGTTCCACCCAATGTGATAACTGTCGGGATAACCGCAGTGACATTGAGTTTAGAATCGTTGATAAACTCAATTTCAATATCTTTAGTCCAAACTTTGGCGACTGCCACCGTTTGGTCCTCAAATACCACAATCTTATCACCAGAGAGAGCCGCCGAATAAGCTGCATCTAGTGTCTGGTAATCAGCACCATAACCAACTGTCCTGATGGTTTGTCGAGAGAATCCAAGCGACTCTTCAATTCGGTAATCAACCCCTGGACGGACACCACTATTATTGATGATCGGATTTTGTACACCAACAAAATTTACCTGAACAGTAACCCCAGTATGGTCCTGAAGGTTGATACCATTGAGGAAATTGTTGATCTGTCCATAACCGACAAACATTGTGTTATCTTCAGTAACATCAATGGCAGTCGTCGGTCCGATTGGATTACCACCTTGCAATGTCGCTACTGAAATAACAATTGGGGTAACACCAGTCTTAAGGTTAGAAGCTGGGAAACGACCTTGAGTTAATGTTGACGGGGTAATTGTGACTGGTGCCAAAAGAAGAGTAAGAGTGTTATTGCTTATCGTGAATTGTGACTGGTTTTGCTTCCCGTCTTGGTTTTTATAAGTGACCGTGAAATCAGATGCAAAATTACCAGTAACATCGACATCGACGAGGTTAGAAAGAGCTTCGAGCGCCGACTCTATGTAAGCAGCATCATCGTTAAAAGCAATATTAACAGTATCCTGGCCGTTGAAATTAATTCTGAATGTTCCGTCATCTGGAACAGTACTAAACATCAGCTTTTGAACTTCATCGGTACCAGTATGCAAGAATGTAGGTTCTGGAACATCAATGAAAGAGGAGAAAACAATAGTGAAACCAATAATATAGTTACCAGTTACCGTTGTCGGCAATCCTGGTCCAATCATCGCATTAAGAGCAGCTTGAACCGTTGCAGCGTTAGCGTTGAATGCTAGATCAGCAGACTCATTACCATTCCACTCAATACGCCAAGTCCCAGAGGTTGGAATAGCGGAGAATGTAATCTTTTGTTCTTCGGCATTACCAGTAAACCGGAGCCAACCGGAGACTGGGTTGGCGAAGGTAAAAGTCAGGCTCTTATTTAACGTATCGATAGTGGCAGATAGCGTTTCCAACTTATCAATAAGAATGTTGGAGCCGTCCAGAACAGCTGCAATCGCCGCTTGTGTCGTCGTGAAGTTACCAAATCCAGGAGAATTAGTAACGATGGCGTCAAACTGGTTTGCGGCCCCACTACTAGCACTCCCACCACCACCAGTACCAATAAGGACGTAGGTAGTACCAACAACATGCCCTAACTTAAGCGCTGTTGCTAAGTTAGTAATAGATCCAGCAACAGTTTCTGAAAGAAAGAGTTCGGTACCAATAGGGTAGCCAGTGGTTCTACGGACAAAACCAGAAGCTCTAACCATACGGGCTGGAAGATCAGCAAGACCGGAGACTCTCGACTTAATGGAACCATCAGCAAGAGCTTTTTTATAAAATCCGTCAGTGTCTCTGTAAACCACTTCACCGTTGGCAACAGAGAGAGAACCACCACCAAAAACACCACCACCAACAGCCAAAACCACTGTTCCGAGACCAGTGTGAGAGATTGTATCGTTTGGATGCAGGTTGTTGAACTCGGTAACAACAACGGCGACTGTCTTGATACCGTTGAAAGTTAACGACTGGCCGTTAAGGTTAGGTCCATTGTAGTCGGAGGAGAAGGTAACGCCGCCATAGACCAGCGTAGATTTGGCACCAGCGAAATCAGCTTTTTCGTCAAATGCTTGACCTTTATAATCAAAAGCCGAACCTCCGTATCGAAGGAAGATACCAGCCTTATTAATAGCTTCAACTTGATCTGGATGAGCGTTAGGATCAGTGTTATGCTCTCCGATCTCTGTAGCCTGAGTGAACGAGAACACAATTTGAGCCGAAAGATCAGCATTAGAAAGGGTGACTTCTAGTTCTAGAGTCACCGATCCAGTTGGATCGTAAAGAACATCATTAGTTGGCTGTCCAGCAGCAAAAATAAATGTGTTCGACATTGAGTCGAGACCATTTAGGTAGATCTCACGGACGAACTTAGTTGTAGCTGGTGGGATGATACCAGGAGGGATAGTACAAATAAATTTTACAGTGTGGTCATTGATGACAACGCGAGAGGAGATTGCCCCAGTGAACCAAGCCCCAGCATTAGCCGTTGTTAATGTTGGTAGTAGCGGTATAGTTTTTTGGTCAGAAACAGTGAACCCAGTCGGAAAGATCTTGAAGCCTTCATTATTTTGGGCTTCAATTGACTTGGCAACACCAACATTAGTAAACAATCCTACAACGGCCATGAATTAGCCCCTAAACTACGTAGTGCCGATGATTGAGCCTGAATACTTGGCTTTCCAAAAACCACCGAAGTTCACATTCTTTTGAGCAAAATTGAAATTGAACTGAAAATCAATATTCTGAATAGTAGGGAAAACGTATTCCCTAATAAAATCCTTAACCTTATTTAGCGTCAGCACTGGATCTTGGATAAAAGAGCCATCCATAATAATAGTAATAATAAAAGTGTAAGGTACCCCAACTGGGTTAAGCTCCCACCATTCAGAAATGATTGCTTCGAAACCAAGGAGCTTGAGCACCAGCTGTAGCCCTTCTTTACTTCCCTTCAGCAGGTTAATAAGGCCGAGGAACTCAAGAAGAATATTAAATTCATAATTGGTGATGGTTTGCATCACATTGGAAATGTATTTGAAGCCAAGTTCATTGATAATTTCTTGAATCACTTCGTCCCGAACGATATCTGGGCCTCGATATTTGTAACGAACATCTTCAATCTCGGTAAAGTAACCCTCCATAATATAGTTGAGCATCGCCTGGATTTTAGGGTAAAGCTCGAATTCCCGAAGCTTCTCCGGGACGTAAATTATGGAATCAATTTCACTAGTCATAACTTACCTCAAACCGCAGTGACCGTTTCATGAATCTCGAAATACTCATTAGGTCCAAGTTGTAGCGGAGAGTCTGTCTTTTTTCTTGCTGTCCATTCGATACCACTATCCTCAACAGTTTGTCCTGCCAGAATAGGGAAAGATGGTTCTGCAGCCCCAGAGGAACCTATATAACCAACCACTTGAAACATAATATTTTCTTGTCCTGAAACTGGAAAACGCGGAATAACAACGTCGCCTTGTTCATAATTAGTGCCACCATTCCAGACCAGTGGTGAACCAACCTTTTCAACCATTAACCATAACAGATTACCATCTTGAATAAAAACCGCTGCCATACCTTCTCCTTAACAAACCACTGGACCAATCGGCCAACCAGGTTCCTTGTTAATTTTGCTCTGTCCACCAATCATTATTAGTGTCCCAGCTGGGATAATATTTCCAGCATTAGATAGTGGAATGAAAAAGATTGGCTTGTCTGGGTGAGACAGGTTCCAGCTATCAACAATAGATTGTACTGATGTTATCCCATTCGGGGTTAGCGTAACCAAATTCCCGTCAAGACCAATTTCAGAAGAAATAAATGTAGTTCCAGAATCATCCACTGTTGCCTGTGTTCCACCACCACCAACCAAAACAATAGTAGCTGCTAAGTGAACATTAGAACCGTTAGCTGTCGGAAAGAAACATACTTTGTTGGTTGGATTAGCGGTATTCCAATCCGACACAACAACAGATATTGTCTTGATACCATCAAAAACTAAAGAAATCCCGTTTCCAATATAACCAGGATTTTTAGCAATATAAGTAGTTCCGACTGACACAACCTTGGCTGTAGATGATGTAGTGTCTTCGTTAGCTCTATTAATAAAACCGTCGACACAAAACATAAAAGCAGCAAGTGCTGGGTTAGCAATAATAGCAGCTGGACTTGGTTTAACACAGGTCTCAAGTGGATATTTGAAGTTTGGTAGCCAAACTGGTGGTGTACCACTAAGGTTCATTGTGGTCCAAGAAAGACCAGTACCGATTCTATTAACCCCTGCATCAGCACCAGATGGTTCGTTGCCGTTGGTAGCGTCGGAACCTATAGTTCCACCAGCCGGTAAAAGACCGGTTTCTATATCACCAGCGTTTCTACCGATTACAAGAGTTCCAGCTGGGTTAACATTGCCGCTATTACCTGAACACAACTTCACTGGGTTAAATGGGTTAGCCTCGTTCCAAACATCAATTACTTCTTTGTTAGTATCGAAACCATCAAAAACTAGAGTAATAAAGTTACCAGAAAGTCCTGGATTAGTGGCACAGAAAACATCACCATTATGAGTAGAGCTAGCTTTAACCCCAGCAGAAAGAACTAAAGACTCATCAGTAACAGTATCACCTTCGGCATCTGGCCATTTAGGTTCCGTTGGTCCTGACTTGTAAATCTTCCCACCAGCTTCGTAAACAAATGGATCTTGGAAAAGGGTTGGTGCAGTTGGTAAGACTCTTGTTCCACGGCGGAAAATAGTATTAGCAGACCAAACAACCGGATCATATTCAATCCGAGCAATCTTGACGTAGCTCAACTCTTCAATGCTTTGCTCTACAGCCTCGAAATCGAGAAGTTGAGTCAGTACATGGGCATTCTTTTGAACAATAGTATGAACGTCATTAACAATATTTCCAGTTCCGGTAAGTGTAGCAGTAATATTTATATTTAGGAAAACAATAGTTGGATCTGAAATAAGTGGTGGTCTCATTCCAAATGGTCGGTAAGATGACAGCTTTGTTATAAGAGTAGATTTTTCCAATGCTGTAAACAATCGCTGGGCAATTCTAACATAATAAAGCCTAACGATAGCTGGGGAAACATCTTCACCTGATGCCGAGGTAATAGTTGGATCGGAAAGTTTAAATGTTTTAAGATAATCATCACGGCCACGAATAGTGAATTGTGTTTCGTTAAAAAGAGGAGCATTAACTCTAATTGTTTCAATAGCTTCTACATCTTGAAAGACAGCAGCAATCCTAGCTTCAGTGAGAACACCGAAATCAAAACTAACATTGGCGACAACGAAGGATAAGTTACTACGTTCGATCCAATCAATCCTGATGACACCCCCAGTATTGTACCTGGTGACGAAGGTATCAAGGTTAAGATAAAGGATGTTAACAGAGTCATAAACATTGGTTTGAATGATGAACTTTTCATTGATCAGGTTAAGGAGAAGCTCTGATGTTGACATCTCTACATTGTTTAAATAGACTCTTACATCTTGAGAAATTAGAGCTTCTTTAAATCGGAAAGATGCCGGATTTTGATTAGCAGCTACTAATTGGTCAGTTTTAACTTCCCCAACAATTACCTGAACAGTAATTGGAACACCAGCATTGACCACAGTTTGAGTGGTCAAAATCAAATCTTTGTCTTTAACCGATCCGATCACCGTCCATTTAGGCCAAACTGTAGTAACGTTTGGAACAATGTCCAATTCAAGAATGGCATTCCTACCGCGAAAGGCAGAATAACCAAGAGTCTCACCAGCAGCAACAACAGAAGACCTATTTAACGCATGAGAAATGAAAGACTCACGACGAGCTACAATTGTGTTGTAGGAAAGAAAAGTTCCAAGACCAGCCATAAGTTGTTTTACTAGAGTGCCACTAGAAGATTGAAAAAAATCTTTCCACTTGGCTGAATCTGGAGCGGCATCAAGAAAAACTTCAAGATCAGCTAAAATAGCATCATTAGAGACTGATGATGGATCTATAATAAATGTCAAAACGCCACCTCACAAATCATAGAAAAGCTAAATATGAATAAGAATTTTTCACTTTGTGAATGATCCTTTAAACTCGAAGCGCTGTCCATCGGTCCCTTGAATGGAAAAAACTAAGAAAAGATCAAAAATATTTTCATCTGGAATCGGAGTTATAATAGTGTTAACACTGTCAATGATAACCCTAGTTTCCCAACGTTCTATTGACGCTGAAATCTTTCTAAAAATTTGTAGCGCCGAAATATCATCAAGAAGCTCGAAAAGTTCTTCTTCTAAATCAAGACCAAACTCAGGAACGAAGAGTGCTTCTCCTGGAGTAGTATTAAAAATGTTAAATAATGACTGATAAACAGCTTCCTCTTCAGTGAGAAGAGGAAAATCAGTTGGATTAATTGAGTTTAGGTCTGAATAGACTGCCATCAACTAGCCTCAATACTTTCATTGTTCATGCTATTACTCCAGAACCAACACCATCGATACCGCCAGAAGGCGGTACTGGGGTTCCTGGTGGAACACCAGTAATAACTACATTTCCAGCAGCTGTCGCCATTCCAGCTACACAACCTTTACCAAGAACTGCTGCAAAATCTGGCCATTTGTCACCACTCATACCAAGACCAGCGCCAGTGGACTCGATATTTCCTCCCCACTCCGAAGCTGTAACCATAATGGAACCAACATCAATGGTTCCAGTCCCAACGTAAACTGGAGTGTGAGTAGAAGTCAGAGAAGCAATAGCAAGTTCGGTAACTAAAGCATCACCAACAGCTTCAAAGACATCACTTTGTTGTGTTGTTGGGGTGAATCCCTTAGATAACGCCTCAAGCATCATTGCGCCTTTAATTGTAGCTGAACTAACTCCAGTTAAGCCAATACCAACACCGACGCCAGCTGATGCAGTTGAACCCATGTCTGAAGTGGAAAACGTCTTTCCAACCAGTGATAAGACAGAACCCGTACCAATAGCAGCAGCAAAAGATGGAAGACCAGTACCGACAAAACCCTTAGCAGATAAAGCCGAAATCACAGTCGCCGTCATATGTGGTCCAAGTAGTGGCATTACTGAGGCTCAACCTTTTCTAAAAGATCCCATACTTCTTTCAGCTTTGGCATAATTTTATCTAAGCATTCTCTACAAAAATCGCGTTGCACTTCTTCTGTCATCCCAAAAGATAATCTGACAAGAAAAGCGCGAGGAAATAGGTCACGCTGTTCATGCACATCCATCTCCTCCATTTTCTTAGTGTAAAGATTTTGCTTCTTTACCTTGATAATCCTTGGACTCTTGACTAGCTGTTTTTTCTTGACCAGTTCGATAACTTTTCTTTTTTCAGTCTTGTTGGTCTTATTCCCTTTTTTATCCAAGACCGGGACATCACGCTCTACCATTTCTGGTACTTCAATTTCAACCTCTTTTTCGTCGTAAAGAGGTTCGGTTGGCGGGTGAATATGTGTGTCTTTCCCGCATTGATCGCATTTCCATCCAACTGCCATACTAAGACCCCGCCAAAAGTGCCCGAATAGTTTCAATTGGTTGAAGGCTCGGACCACCACCAACAAATAAGGCCATCACTGTGAAGCCAGTTTGATTACAAGGATCTTGAAGGAAAGGATCTTCAAGAGCCCGTTTGATTCTCGCATTACCACCAGGACCTTCAGGAACATCAAGGAAATAAACACCACTAACTCTACTAATTGCGTTAAGGAGAGCTTGTAATCTGGTTAATAACTGCTGAATCTTAGCAGTTTTTTGTTGCAAAATATTAATGATGTCGCCAAGTCCAGCACTTGGAACAACCAAATATCCACGGAAAGTTTCAAGCAATCCAAGAAGCTCTTTTTGCATTGCTGATAAATGTTCTATTGAGTTGAGCCTTACTGATTGCCAATCCGGGTTAACCGAAACTTGAGCCGTAGTTTTAAATCTTTTAATTTTCTTTAAAGCAAACTCGAACTCTGGGATTTTGAAAACATCAGACATTGCTTCAAGAATATCAATTAACTGCTGAATAGTAGGAACCGTAAAAAGGATACCAAAAGCGCATACATTAGCAGAATTACTGAACTGTGGACGAGCGGCATCCCCTTTATCATCGAATGATTCAATAGCAGCAAGAATAGCATCATTGGCAGAAAGAATTGGGAGACCAGTTACTTGATCAAAACTCCTAGCCCGATTCTTTTTATTATAAGCTTTAGTTCTATTAGTATTAAGAGATTGTTTCGCTGATTCGCGAGCAGCCTTTCTATCAGCAGCGTTTTTGATTTCTGAAGCTTTTAAAAGAGCTTTTTCATAAGCTATATTGGCGTTGTTGATTTCGGTGTTGTAAGTTTCAGCAATTACCTTAGATTGAGCTACCGATACTTCGAAAGAAAACGGAGTAACAACTAAAGAGTAGGCTCCAGCGCCAAAAAGATCATTAATAACAGCTTCTATTTGAGAAATAAGAGAGCCAACAAGAGTAACATAAGGATCGGCATAAGTGGCGAAAAACACTTGAGCCGCCGTCAATAAGGTTTGCACCGTACTGAGGATAGGAAGAATAACTGAAATGAGATCGTTGATAGGGGCAACGACGTCTTCAATTGCCTTTGGTATCGGTGTTGCTAGGTCCTGTTTCTGCCAAGTCATTTTGATCCTTCATTATCTTTGACATCTCTACTAGCTTTTGTACTCTTTCAACGTCTTGTTTAAGGTTATGCTCTATCGCTTTGCAAAGATCTTTAATAAGGACAGAAAATTTAGAAGTATCAACTTTTTTCCAACTAGTTTCCATTATGGTCCTGCAAAAACTGTTGTACAAGGAACACTTGGTGCTCCTGTGATAAGATCAATAACTGGATTGCCAAGAAATGTTAAAACCCCCATACCAGGACCGGCCCCAGTACCAAGAAGAGTTGTTGCTCCAGCAATTTTAGCTGCAGCAGTGGCCTGAATTGTAGCTGCACCGACAGCATTAAGAGTGTAAGCACCACCAACAGTTTGAGTGATAGCCCCAGCAATGAGTTCAACCAAAGACGCAGCAGTTAAAGTTAATGCCGCTCCAGCCGTAATATTAACACCTGTACCAGCAGTTATATTAGTAATACCAGCTGCAGACGTTAGGTTGAGAGTTCCTGCAATGACTGACAATAGGTAGTTACCCAGAGTAATTGTCTCCGCATGATTACCAGCATAAATAGTCTCAGCGATACCACCAGTAACAATGCTTCTAATTACCCCTAAACCAATCGTTTCATTAATAAATTGGTTAACCATTCTGGAAACATTACCAGCAATAATCTGTTGGTGGTTACTGAGAATAGACTCAGCGTAACTACCACCAATAGAACGCTTCATCCCACCGACAATTTCAGAGTCTTTACCACCAGAAATTCGTTCTTTATGGGAACCAACATCAGTTTCTAATTTCGCCGGATTCTGAAGAACTCGTTCACCACCATGAGTAGTAGTACCTTTAGAACCAGTAATCATTTCACCAGTAGTGGTATCAAACTCGATGAACGATTTATCATCGAGAGAAACAACTCGAAACTTCTTAGGAGTCCTAAATTCTATAGTTCCGTCTGACTCAACAGTAGCCGAAAACCCGGAACCATGAAGAAATTCCATGAACTTTTTGGCAGTATTGACCTTGAACCCAGTACCTTGCTGGTCAACAAAGCCGTAGCTGCTTGGGTAATCTTCATCAAAAATCCCATTATGAGAGACAGAAGACTCCCAAACACCCGTATAAAAACCAGAGTAAATATCATTATAAGGGAACTCAATGACTAGTTCCGAACCAACCAACGGAACGAACGAATTTCTAGTATCGGAGCGTCCACCAAGACCAGCTGGTGTTTTTCTGTAAATCCATGGTAAGAGAGTCAAGTCATCGGTGGCAATAAGATCGTCAACGGTACATTTAACCCGTCCAAGTTTCCTTGGATCAGCGTTATTAACTACAGTTCCTCTATAAGTCTTTTTAAGAGGCTCTGTTTTCATCAAATAATCTTGAACTTTAATCAACAAGATTAAATATTCCTTATCGCGTTAAGAGACTCACGGCAAAGAACTACCGTAGTCACGAATTGGCGATGGCAAATGTTACGAGCTACTTTTGCTACATAATAAATACCAGAGTTAAACTCTGATGAGCTTTTTTTATTACTAATGAGATCGTCATCTTTGAAAATAACCTGATCCAACACCTTGATCGGAGCAAACAAATTAGCAAATGAAATCGTTGTTTTAACATTTCCAAAAGATGCTAAGTGAACCAAATTGTGATGGTAAGATTTCCAATAATTAGCATGAACATTTTCATTAACAATAGCTGTAGAAGCATAACGTTTAATTACATTAAGACGACGAGACATGTCATTAGAAATCGCCAATATAGGTTCAGCATCAGAGAAGACATTTTCTTGATTACCATCTTCCATATTGTAGACAGTACGCTCTCTACCGTACCCCATCCAAGCATTAAGAAAGCCAGTGTTGAGATCAATAGATGGATTACCTTCGAACGGGATGTCACGATCTGTCAAGATTTCTTTAGTGAATCGCCAAGAGTAGGGTTGGTCGAGTGGTGCTTTTTTATCTTTGAGATCTTTTTTAATATCTTTTAAGATAAATGTCCCATCAGAAGAAATACCAACAGCTGGGAAAGAGTCGCCAAGGTCGGACCGCATCCAAAGATCATTGACGAACTTTTTGCCTGAAATGTTATGCTGAATCCATACTTGAGAATCATTACTTTTGGATACGTTAAAATTAGTCTGAAATCCAAAACTAGTTACAACGTCTTTAATGACTTCAATAGCCGATTTTTTCGACGAGAGGAGAATTTTTGAATTTGCAATGTACGGGAGAGCGGAGAACATTCCAACGGCTGAGATAAGACGTTTGGAATCACCAGCTTTATTTGTTTGAAGACGAGTGATAGCAAGCGGAGCGGAAGTAGAATCTGAACGATCTTTACCAAAAGTGACATTAAGATCGTTACCTTCATGGAGAAGGTTGAGAACTTCTTCGTTTGAGGTGTTAAAAGCAATTTCAAATGTTGGGAGTGCATTTCCAGCCTCTTCAATAAGAGTAAAATTGACAAGTTCGGACTCTTCGATGAAATCATCTAGATCACCGACTGAAAATTGAAACCTGTAAAAACCTTCTGTACCTACTGCCATTTAAATCCTACCAGTTTGTTTTGCCTTCAACGAGAAATAAATATCTTCGAGTGAATCAATAGATGGATATCGAATAAGTTCACCTGTAGTAATTTCTCTGTAATCAATTTTTCTGTTATAAATAAGGAGAATCCACCAATATTGTGTGTTGCCATAAATACGATAAGAGAGAAGATCTGGGCGACCATCTTCTCCTTTCACCTCATAAACGCCACGTTGTGGCAAATTTGATATCACATCAATAAAGGAAGAAGTTAGTGGATCATGGTTATCTGTGAATTCCATGAACTTACCAAGAGCGAACCGTTCTTTGGTGAGTTTATCTAGATTTATAAAAAATTCACTGTTATTACTCATTTGAACCACCCATTGATTTCGTCGTACGAGAGAACGCGGTATGGTTCAAAATTAATGCTACCAGATGCATACAACAATTTACCAGTGGGAAGTGTTTCTTTAGAAAAGGTAAAAGATACTGACTTGATTAGTAGGTTAGTAGCCTGAAACCAAGTTCCAATTTTAACTGCTACAGTTCCACGGGCTGTCTTACCTTGAGGCAAATATTTCATCGGTGGGATAATAACCGATCCATTTCCTTCATCAAAAAAAGTTGGAAAAACTGCTTTGTACAATGCTTTAACTGGTAACATAACATCGTCGTCAGCACGAAGAGCGACGAAAAGGACATCAATAGAAAAGACTGGGCGCTCTGATCCTGTCCATGTATTGACTGATTGCCCAACTGTTCTAAGGGAGAAGCTAGGCAAATCAGTATAACCAAACTTAGCAGCAGCCGCCCCAATAAGAGCCTGAGCAGCACCAACAGTTTTATCAATTGATTCTTGCTGATTTGATGATAGTGGATTGTTATAACTGTTACCACCAGAAATCTTAAGCTCGGAAATAATAAAAGCTTTAACATTAACCCCATCCCCAGCTATGAGGATTTCTGCTCTTGGGTTTGCTGTAATTAATGAATCTAAATCAATATTGCCCATAGTCACCTAGTCGAGCATCGTTGTGTTCATCACTGATAACATCATGTCATCAATCTGGGTAGCTCTAGATCCACCTTTAGAACTACTATCATTACTAACTAGTGATATCGGTGGAGTTTTTGGAGATTGAGATTTACTGAGGCTAGCCTTTGTTGCTGCAACTTCGGTAGCATTTTGTGTACTGGCGATTTGGAAAGCCTTTGACTGAATAGAGATTGGTTCCATAGAAATCGCTGACTTCCTCATACCAGAAGGAGTTGCAAAATCTTGACCAGATGCCATATCCATTCTAGATGTTTCTTGCTGTGGGGACGGAATAATTTTGGCTCCCTCTTCCGAAGTCGCCGCTAGTGCTGCAGTTCCAGAGACGGATGGTGTTGCTCTGCCATCTGGAGTGAGAAATAAATTGGCTTCATCTTGACGACGACGGGTGAGACCAGCAAACGCTCTCTTTAACCCAGTATCTTTATCTTTGGCTTTATCATATTTTAAAAACTCAGCAGCAGCTTCTTGCGTCTTACCAGCGTTGACAAGAGCCGTAATTTTTTGAATTGCTGGATGATTGGCCCCTAAGTTAAAAGCCAACGAAGTCATTGCTGTTTCCATATTTTTGGAAATAGGTACAGCCAATTGTTGTTTGAAAGTCTGATGTTTTGCGATATCCTCTTGGAAGATCTCTTCTCCTTCTTCTTTCGTCACATAACCACGTTCTTTAATAGCTTGGTCACGTTTGGAATTGGTTAGAAGGTGTCCTTTCCCTACAGTATCAAGACCAGCCACATCTTTGTAGACATTATTGTTGGTTCCTTCATGCTTACCAATAAAACTAGCAGTATCAGTTGGCTTCGAAATACCAGTAAACTCGGCAACACCCTTTGGTAAAACCGATGCTAACTTTTCACCAACTGAAGTATTTTGTCCAGTAACCTTGTTAGATATCCAGTTTAGAGCTTTAGCTGTATAACCAACAGGCGAATACTCAAGGATTTTCCCAGCCATTTGGGTAGTCTTTGCCAAGATACCATTTGTCGAAAATACGCTATCAAAAAATTCACCAAAAGTGCTGGTAAAATCTTTAAGATCAACCCCATCTTCAAGTTTTTTGCTAAATCTAGATCCAATATCTCCAACTTGAGAAATAAAACCGTCTTTGCCAAACATTGGGGAAAAGAAATCGTCAACTGCACTATAAATCGTTTCAGGTTCGATAAACCCAAGGGTGAGACCAGAAACAGCAGAGGAAAGCCCTGACTGAATTTTTTGACCTAATGAAGCTTTTTTTCCTGGTTCAATTCCAGCAATTTTCTCGGCATTATTGAAGCCATCTACAGCATCTTTTACTGCCATACCAGCAGTAATAGCTATACCAATAGGACCAGCGAATTTGGCAAGACCACCAGCGAAACGAGCAGCTGTTCCAGCCAGTTTAGCGCCACCACCGGCAAATCCACTAAGCTTGGAGAGTAACCCAGCGCCTTTTGTTGCTGTTGCTAGTCCACCAGCTGCAGCAGTGGCAGTACCGGCCGCTCCTGCGGTTCCGAGAACCCCAACCCCACCAACAGCTGCCGGAAGTAATTTAGAACCAGCCGACAAAAGCCCAGTTCCAAATTTACCAAGACTTGGAATTTTGCTAAGAAGTCTACCACCAGACGATAGAAGCTTGCCGCCAAATCTACCACTACGACCACCAGATATTTTATTGATGAGACGACCAGCACCACCTAACCCCTTTTTAACCCCTTTATATCCGAGCTTAGCAGTATCTTTAAGATCACCAAGATCTTCAACGATATTATCAAGACCGCCAAGACCTACTTGGCTAAGACCGAACCCTAAAAGACCGCGAGTAGCTGTACCTTTGACAGCCCCAATACCTCTTTTAAGAAAGGAATCTTTTTGAGATTCTCCATTGGCTAGCTGCTTATCACTAGTTTTCTTGATTTGTTTGAGTGTAAGCAGTTGATTGCCAGAGAGATCAACTAACTCTTGGTAAGATGCAACAAGCTTCTTATCTTTATTATTATTACTAATTTTATCAAGTATTAGGTTTAGAGATGCATTTTCTTCTTTAGTAGCATTGAAAGTCTCAGCAGCAATTACTCTAATTTCTTTTTGCGTGTCAAGATCAACATCACTTTTTTTGATAAGATTTTGAAACGCGGAAAGGGTTTCTCGTTTCTCAGCTAATGTTGCATCTTTATCGCCAAGAACTTTCTTGGTTTGATCAATAATACTCGGGATAGACATTTTAAGGGAAACATCGATCCCTTCCATAGATTTGGCTAGTTCTTCAATTCCCTTAATGAAATCTTCGGCTTGCTCCGGAAAGACCTGTCTCCCCTCTTTAACCAAACGTTCAACATCTTCATATTTTTTATCTTTGAGTTGAACTAGAAGCTTGGCTATAGCTGGATCAGTCTCAGCCTTTTCTTGGAGAAGCTGCATATTCTCCATAAGAATCCGGACCGACTGATCCTTTTGAGACACAATCCTTTGATACTCTTTACGAATTCCTTCTTCTTCGTTGGTCGCAGTTCTCTCACCAAAAATTGCTCTCCCAGCTTTTCTAGCTAAACTTTTAGCTCTTTTCGCAATTGGTTGAGATTTTCTTTTTGGTTCAGTAGGATCAACAGTTATTTTAGTTGTAGGTGAAGTAGTATCTTTTTCTTCAGGACCAGCTGATGCCATCTCTAGTTGTCTTGCCAACGGGAGCGCCGAAGTTGGCTTTTCTTTGTTTTTAGCTGACTTAGTTGCTATGTTAGCATCTCTAACTTTATCAGACGCAACGTAGGTATCAAAAGAACTTTCGAGAAAATCAATTTCTGCATCAATTGTGTTACCTGATTCAACTTCAGCAGAAATTGCAGCATCAAGTGCTGCCTTTGATTTTGAATCAATGACTTTTTGCTTGCGCAGAAACTCTTCACGTTTAACCTTCCTCTTGTCGAGTCTGGCCAACCTTCTTCGGAGTTTATCTTCTCGTTTGCCCATTAAGTGTTCCCGCCTAAATATCCACTTAATTCATCATGCAAGAATTTTACTTCACCATAATCCATAAAGTTGATATTGTAAGCATCAACACTTAACTTTAGACTCAAAACGAATACGATTCTGAACAGGTTCGCTGGATGGACGAAAGGGTAGGAAAAGAGTTTGGCCGCCATCCAACTCAAGAGAAGTTCTTTTCTGGCAGTGTTTGCACTCAAACTCTTTCACTTTTAACCCATGATAGAGAAGATCATCAACTTCACTAAGAACCGCTGCGTCTTGTGGCATCAGTTGATCAATCATTTCATAAGCCTTGTCGAACTCCATATCACGACACTGAATCGCCGCCAGAGCAATCTCATCCTCCTCTTTCCCAATATCAACAAGATGGAAGTAGTCTTTGACAGTCAGCGGAGAAAACGATACTTCGCCAACACTAAGGTCGACAAAAACTGGAGAACTCTTGATTTCAAGATCATCGAACTCCAATTCACCAGTATCTACTGTTGGCCGATTTGTTTGGAAACAACCAGCACAGAGGAAAGGAACAACCACTTTTGCTGTGCCAATAGAAGAAAGCTTCCGAAGGAGAGAAATGTAAAGAGCGTCCGACATCGTGAGATTTTCCGCGCCAAAGCTAACGGTAATTCCACCTAATGCCTCTTTATATTTCTCTTTAATACCGACTTTAGACTGGCTGATTCTCTTGACTTCACCAAAAGTGTAAGGTCGGTAAGAAATCTTGCCATCTTTAGGGTAGGTCAAACCTTTAGAAGGAATTTCTGAAAAAGATAGATCAATTGTGGGGAGATGTGCAGATGCTAACTCAATTTTGGCTTTTTGAGCACCACTAGCACCAGGTTTTTGGGCAAATGTGCCCGTCTTATGAGAAAATTTTCCACTCATACTTAAGCTCCATCATGGGAATGTCCTCTTTTGACCGATTATACCAGCCACTTTAAAGGTGACTGAGTATTGCAGTGGTCCGGTGTCGGAGCTTCCACTGAAAGTGATATTACCTTCAGGGAATACTGCATAGGTCAAAGAAGAGACTTGTTCACGCTGTCGATTGAGCTTAAGTATTTGAATTAATTTAAGTGATGTTTCGAGCGAAGAAACTGATTGACCACCGTTTAAGATGGTCTGATTGATCCAAAAATCAATCCATGAAGAAAGAGTTTGTTTAGCATCATCTAGAAAAGTTAGATGAATCTCTTTTACGCTAGTGCTTTGAGGAATACTAAATTTATGAATGTAAGCTTCAAAATCATAAGTTGAAAGTTTGGCTAGGTCCTCTTTGAGATCGACAGCAGGAAACCAACTGTCGAATGGTGGTGGTGCATCTGGAAATTTAACATCCCAAAGATACGTCGCCCCCCATTCGACAGATCGGATTTGCTCAATTCCATTGAGAAACGCCATTACGCTGCCTTATCCTCGTAATAATCATACGAGAAGGTCAACGTAACTTTTAATGCATCATTAGATGAACCATCAAGAGTTGGCAAAGAATGGTTTTCAAGGTAAGCCCCAACCACTTTGTATTGCCAAATCTGAACATCTTGATTGTTGAGACGATTAAGGAGAAAACTCCCCTTAAGGTCGGCGACAGGAGCAGCTGCCACTCCAGTCTTGACTTGCCAAATTGCATCACGCCAAGCCTTGAAGAACGAATGGATTTTCGAATCCACAGTCTCGGCGAACACCAAGTCCAACGTGTTGCCGTAGCTCATGATACCAGGACTCTTGACCTTGTGGCCGCGAATGTTGGTTTCAATCGCCGCAACGGTAGCCGTTGGTAATGCTGTTGATTCGCAACGAAAGTTGAGTTCGTCAATAGTGATGTTTGCATTAATTGCAGCTGGGATTGATGAAAACTGAAGATCCCACCGGATGACTTGAGCCCAGTCCGGAAGTCCTCTGATGTTTTCAATACTTGGACGTGCCATATCGAGACTCCTTTATCTTAAATTGTTAGATTGACGCCGCTGCTTGTTGAAAACTAACACCAGAGGAAGTAATAACCACCCGGAACGGAATGAATTCTACCGCTTTCTTTGGTTTGACGAACAAATCTACGTTCATAATGTTGTTATCAATGTCGGACGGAGTGTTGTTGCTGTCATCACTGACAGTCAAGAAATCGTCAACACCTCGCTTAGCTTTGATACCATCCATGTACGTGTCAATGATTGCCACTGCTAGATTTCTGGTAGCTGCGTCGTTGAGTTCGAAGAGGAAATCTTCAAGCGCCGATGCAACAGCTGGTTCAATAGTGATGAGTAACAACCGAACGTTGAGACGGTCGAGAGCAGAAGGACGAGAAAGAAGAGTCTTTTGTCCCCAAATAGCAATACCTTTGCCAGGAGCAAAACGAAGCGGGTTGATACCAGCATCGTAAAGAGCATCCATTTCGCCGCGAGTGAAGCGACGGCGTAGGTCAAGCACTCGGACAAGCCCACGTTTGAAACCAGCTGGTGGGAACCAAATTTCGAAGTTGGACGCGGAGAATGAAACTGCTGCTCCAGCGTAGCCATCTGGAGAAACATAGATCCTTCGGTCGTTGAACCGGTCGAACACCAGCACATGCGGCGTATAAAGAGCCGAATAGCTGCTGTTTAAGGCAAGAGTCACCTTACGATAATCAACCAGATCATCTAGGTAAGTAGCAGAGATTTCTTCGGAAATTGGAGTCGAGATGAGCGAAACAGCATCACCACGAGTTGTCGCGATGAGGTCCAGGTTTTGCTGGTATGTTGCAGTAGCGAATCCACCATCCATCAGAACAGTTACCTGAAATGCATCACGATTGATGAGCACGTTCGATGCCGTAACCATATCACTATCGGTAACGGTCACACCATCAGTACCACCAGTCATGGTAAGGTTGGTCAACTGATCCTTAGGATTGATAGAACTAGTAACAGCTGGATTACTAATGGCGCGAATATAGTTGGAGCCAGTCAATGCATCTTCAACAAAGATGTTGCTGCCGAAACCATCAAGAGTACCTTGGACGCGAGAACAAACGAAACTTTCGACCGGAATAACCAAGTTGCTAGATTTAAAGACCTGAATGAGGAAAGCACCAGGCTCTTTCACTAGATCTGGGCTGGTAACATAGTTAGTGACTTTAATACTAACTGAGTTACCCCACACACCTTGATTGGCTGCGTAAATAAGAACCGCTTCGTCAACAACTGAGATTAATGCTGCACCTTGAGTGTTAACAACAATCGCTGCAGCAGTACCAGTGGCCGTTGCATCAGTTGCAGTACCAACCGTAACGTTGGTCACGATAACTTGAGCCGAGACTGCATTGGTAGCAGTGAATGCTGCGACAACCAGAGCGACCTGGGTGAAGAACTTCGTCGCTACTTGTGCTGCAGTATCAGCAGCCAAGATGCTTACTTGATGACCAGTACCAGTAAGAACAGGATCAGTTTGTACGTTAGCACCATCAGTTACTAAGAACCAAAAATAATGACCAACAGCTAGGGAGTTGAACAGTTGCAGTGCCTTACCAGCACCAATAACGTCGTAGAACGATCCGAGTTGGGAGAATGTGAATTGAGTAACTTCTGCCACTGCTGCGACATCAGATCCAGAGTCGAACATATAAGCCGTTGGATCGGCCATACCTGGAACAGCAAAGTTAGTATAAGGAGAAGTGGAAGCCCGAAGAGATAAGCCAGAGTAGAGCGAAGTTTTCGCCGCTCTAACAACCCACAACTTATTACTTTGCTGCAAAAAGGCTAGTGCAGCAAAATAGGCTAGGTCAAAACCAACATCAATTCTGGAGTCAGGAGTAAACACTGATAGCAGTTGACTATCACTGGTTACTAGTTGTGGTTCACCAACCGGTCCTTTCTTAGCTCTAATAATCATAGCACCATAAACACCAGGAAACGATGGAACCCTAGTGGAAATATCAACTTCTTTTGTGATAACTGCTGCACTACCCATATCAAATCCCCCAAATTAATTATGTTAAAACAAAACCAAAATTTGCTTTACTATGCTGTTAGATCTGGTGCTGGGATGATGAAAATACCACGTGGTAGAGCACCAATTAGGTCTGTATTAGCAACCAACTCTTTACCTCTTGGTGGGACGCACATTCCTTCACCATTGTAAGATAAAGTGACTTGGTGATCTAAACGAGAAACCACATGTCCAGGCTTCACCATTTTCTCGGCTACTTCAGTCGATTTTGTCAGATCAACATCACCTTGGGTGTAGTTTTTCTTTTTCGACAGCGGCCTCATTGATTCTGGATCATCTTTCAGCCCGATAGACGCTTTTACAGGAGCACTCTTGAAATTAGACATCATTCCCTCCAAAAATTATGTGATTTGCTCTTGTCCTAGCACATTACCGTTAAGTTCTTTTAAAAAAAAGTTTATCTCAAGAATGTGCTTAGCTAAAGTTCTAAAGACTAAATAATGACCGCGAATTGTAATCTTACCGCCAACTGCCTTGAAATAAACTTCATCAGTCTCAATATTCTTATCAGACAGGCTATCATATTTTAAATAATAAGGAAACGGCCCTTGAACCACTGCTGGCAATGGACCATCAATGGCCTTCTGAGGGAAAACGTCGATCTTCTTCTCACCACTTATGCTCTCCTCAGAGAGATAAGCAACTTCAAATTCTTCGAGTTCTTCCATATTTTTAGTAATATACATGAACTCAAGATCGAATTCACCTAGAAGCGGTCTATAGATTTCTGATCTTCCAGTCCCATGTTCTGAGGCTAATCGCTTCACCCTAGCTGAAACTTGGCGTTGAGCTATCCCATCCTTGGCATAACGAAGAACAGTTCGACGAAAAGCGAACATAGGGTAAAAATTAGTATAAGTGTCAGTTAGGTTGTTTTTAGCTCGAAAAGCAGCTAAAGCAGTAGGGTAAGACAATTTTTCATCGTAGACAAATTTGGCATTTGGTACCTCTTCATGCAACACCTCTAAGAATTTCGCCATAACCAAAGTCATAGTCGAAACTACGGAGATAGCTGCACTATTAGGGTTGTCAACCAATTAGTCACCTAATGCTGAAAGCCTGTACTTAAGGAAAACGGAGGTAGTTGTTCCAATGCTTTGCTTTGAAATGATTTTATATCTACGAGATCTGGAATCTTCACGATCAAGCTCTACCCGGTCGCCAACATCAATCAAAGTGGAATTAGTGAAAAGCCACCCTTCTTTGAAAGCACCACCAGAGAGAGGATCTATGGGGAAAAAATCGTCATTAACAACAATAGCTTCGAACTCACCATGATGAACAACGTTCTCTTCCCCAGAATCAACCCCGTAAACAGTTGTGAAGTTATTCTTGACAGCATGAAAGAACTTAATCTTTGTCGCCTGGTATTTCTCCAAAGCGACAAGCCATCCACACGAATTGTGCTTGATGATTCTTTCAATGTCAACAAGAAGAGACATTTCACGTCCTTGGTTTCATTCGTCCCATACGCATAGCAGCTTCACGCATCATATGACCAGCTTCCATACAATCTTGCTTTTCTTGGTCGTCATCAGGAGTGAAGGTATCAGTGTCATCTTCATCCATGTAACGATCAGTGAGGTCTGCCATCTGGTTTAGAGCCTCACCCATGTTCGTTGGATTGCCAGCCATTTGCTGAATATCAATCGGGTTGGTGTTGTTATCATCTGGTTGACCACCAGCATCACCATTTTCAGGTGGTGGGTTTTGTTCCCCTGGGACATCTGGGGCAAGATCTTGTTCTGAAATTTTGTCCAAAATAGCACGTGCGCGAGACTTCGACATAACATCCTCCTAAAGTTTATTTTAACCACTAACTCGACCAGAATCTCTCAATGCATTGAGTAGACTCCAGATATGCTTGCAAAAACCAACTAAATCATCTGGGTTAGCATAGGGCCAACCAATTGGAGGAGGTGGAGTCTTACGCTCGTACTTTCTCCAATTACCAATCAAACCTTTGTTATCAAACAGCGGTTTTTCCCAACGAAAACGAAAATCTGGACAACTGCACTTTAGCATCACTGAATTAGAACGAACGCCTGGTGATTTGAAATATTTTACCTTATCGCCGACTTTAACAATTTCAGTGAATTGTTTAGTCTTAGTTTCATTGATTTCTATATCAAAAAATCTAACAGTAGTAAGGTAATCATCGGTTTCGCCTTCTACAACTGATTTGTAGAGAAGAGACTTGACACCAACCATAAACACTTCTTCAAGGCTCTTGATCTTAAGACGTGGATACTGCTTAACGGTTCTTGGGAACCGTTTCATTTCACTCTTAATATCGCTAACAAAGAGAGACATCAGATTTCCTTAAAGGTACCAACGTTCAGCCAAGTCTCAAAATCACCAAAGTTCATAGTAATCTCACCACTACTGTCATCGCCTTGATTGTGAGGATCTCCTTGCAAAACAACATTTTTAATCCCATCA